ACAACTGAAAGCAAGACGATTAATGAAACTATCCATTACGTCTACAAAGATGGTACGACAGCTCATGATGATTATGTGGCCAAGCCGGTTGAATTTACGCGTCAAGTTTCAACTGATGCGGTGACAGGTGAAAAGACCTATGGGTCTTGGTCAGCTGATCAAAGCTTTGCGGCAGTGACTAGCCCAGTTATTAAGGGTTATACGCCAGATCAAGCTGAAATTGGGGCACAAACTGTGAGTGGTGACTCCAGTGATCTTGACTTCACGGTGGTTTATACCAAGGATGCGCCAACAAAACCAGTTAATCCAATTCAACCAACGACGCCAGCAAAACCAGTTAACCCAAGTCAACCAGCGACGCCAGCAAAACCAGTTAACCCAAGTCAACCAGCGACGCCAACAAAGCCGGTTCAGGCTGGTCAAGCAGCGGCTACTAATTTTGTGGATCAACGGTTGCCTCAAACTGGTGAAACTGATCAACAACACATGACGCTGAGTGGCTTATTACTATTAGCCATGAGTAGTTTGTTAGGGCTCTTTGGAATGACTAAGCGGCAGCGCAAAGAATAGGATGATATTATATGCTAAATCATCGGCAAACTAAGATCCTGTTTGAGAGCTTAGCAACCCTACAGGCTATTCAGAAACAAGCATACCAGATGTTAATGCAAGGGCTGACCACAACTGGTTTCTCAATGCGTGAGTGGGAAAATTAATCTATCTGGAACAACACGGACAAGCCACTGCTAGTGAATTAGCTGATGCGTTCATGGTTACGCGCACACTAATTTCCAGAAACACTTGGCGACTGATTCAAGATAATTTAATTCAATCTGCCAAAATTAATAAACTAAAAAACAGCACCCAGCCAAAATAGCTGAGTGCCGTACACCATAAATTTCACATATTAACTCTAATTACTTCACCATCTTTGAACGTGAATTCCATGTAGCGTTGGAAGATGGTGATTTTTTCTACTAAACGACGAACCAATTGTTCATCAAAGTCAACTAAGCCATACTTGTGCAATTCGACTAATTTGTTGATTTCATCAAGGTTGTGTAGTTTGGCTTGTTGATCAGTTTCACGACTTTGGACTTTTTCTTTTTGCTTCCGCAGGTCCATGATTTGCTGGGTTAGTGCGTCGCAGTCTTGATGCTGGTTAGCAGCTTGAATTAATTTCATCTGCACTTCTTCTAGTTGCTTATCGAGCTGGTCAAGTGTTGGTCCTTTGGAGCTTTTGATGACTTTCATGATGTTTGCTTTTATCTGTTTACTGGCTAACTCGTGGCCTTCGATTAACTGATTGAAAGCTTCAACAGTGGCTTCTTTTAGAAGGGGTTCTTTAACATTACGAATCATGCAGCGGCGACCAATTTTACTTCTCCTTATCCGACTGGCGCAGCGCCAGACTGCTACTTTTTCTGGTCGATACCACATGTTCCGTTGGAGAATATCACCGCATTTACCACAGAATAATTTTTGAGAGAAGCAATATTTGCCGTTCAGACGTCTATGCTTACCGTTTTTAGTGGTGATTCCGTTACGTCGTTGTTTAATGATCTGCTGTACTTGCATGAAAACAGACTTGGGAATAATCGCCGGGTGATCATTCTCCACGTAGTATTGTGGCATGATGCCTTCATTCTTCACCCGTTTTTTATTAAGAAAATCAACGGTGTAAGTCTTCTGTAAAAGGGCATCACCCATGTATTTTTCATTCTTTAGGATTTTGGCCACGCTGCTAGAGCGCCAATTTTTTGTTTTGCCACCGGTCAAGATACCATCAGCTTTGAGCGAATCGGCGATTTGTTTCATAGTCATTCCGTTTAGGTAGCTATAGAAGATCCGTTTAATGACCTTGGCTTCCTCTGGTTCAATTACTAGATTTCCCTGAGCATCTTTGGTGTAACCGAGGAAGTGATTATGATTGACAAACACTTTACCTTGTTGGTAACGGTATTGAATCCCCATTTTGACGTTTTGCGATAAGGATTCACTTTCTTGTTGAGCAAGGGAAGCCATGATGGTAATCAGAACTTCACCTTTGGCATCCATGGTATTGATATTTTCTTTTTCAAAGAAGATTGCAACATTGATGGCTTTTAAGTCTCTGATATACTTCAGGCAATCAATAGTATTTCGAGCAAATCGGCTAATTGACTTGGTGACAATTAAGTCTATTTTACCGGCTTTACAGGCTGCAATCATTTTATTGAATTGTTCCCGTTTCTTGGTGTTGGTTCCGGAGATTCCATCATCAGCATAGATACCTGCAAATTCCCAGGTGGGTTCCTTTTGAATTAGCTCTTTGTAGTGAGCTACCTGAGTTTCGTAGGAGCTAGCCTGCTCATCATAGTCGGTTGAAACACGGCAATAAGCAGCTACCCGGAGCTTTTCAAAAGGTTGCGGACTACGTTGATGATGGACACTGTTTCCTTTTTGCTGATGGGCAGGAATAATGCGTACTTTACCCAATTAAATCACCTTCACTTTCGATAATGCTGTATAAATATTCGGCTTGCTTGATGGGCTCGTTGAAACGCTGCCTGATGATATTGCGATAGAAGTGGTTGTTAATAGTGACAGCCTTGGTTAACTTCTCTGTTAACTTCAGCCCGCATTTTAGCTTAAAAACTACGATTGAACTATGTACTACAATCTGTTGAACAAAATCCTGAAACGGAGTTTTATCAAATCCTGATAGTTCTTGATCTTGTTGGCACCAATGTAGTAAGGATCGTACATCTTCAAAACTGTTAGCCGAATCAGTATTTCTACTGTGGAGCTCCTTGGCCTTTTCACGGCACTGGTAGGTATCCTGTTCGAGCTGAGCCGTTTGGTTTACGTAGATAGACTTATCTATCAGTCCTGATTGCATCAGTTCGGTTAACGTTTCAGCTTTATGGTTATTTGCTTTGATCCGTTCGGTTAAAGAATTTAGTCGACCGTGGGTGTCACTGTTAACCTGCACTTGCAAGTTTTCTAACAGTGGTTGTAATAAGAACTTCCTGCTGTAAACGAGTTTATTCATCATATTACAGAAAGCCACTTCTAGACTTGCTTCGGGAACTGCCTTAATTGGGCATTGTTTAGCCGATTTTAGATGCCTTTGACAAGCCCAGCAGATTTTATTTGGGCGTGTTTGCCGTTTAAAAGTAGTTCCACAATTACCACAGATGATTTTTCCAGAAAATAGGTAGTGATGTTGATACTTATGGCTATCAGTTTCGATATGGCGTTTTTGAGCCGCATCTTTAAGCAAAGCTTGAATCCGGTTAAAAGTTTCGTGGTTAACCAAACTAGGATGATGGTCCTCAATTAAGTACTGGGTGAGTTCACCTTGGTTAAAATGACGGTGATATTGATCATCACGATAAGTCTTTTGACAGAGCATATCACCGGTGTAATTAATGTTTCGTAAGATGTTAATCACGGTGTTACTTCGCCATTGTCCACCACGCTTTGTTGGTATGTGTTTATGACTCAATCCTTTAGCAATTTGACTAGCTGACATTCCCTTTGAAAATTGTTGAAAGATTTCTCGCACAATCCTGGCTTCAGCCCGATTGATGACTAAGTTGCCATCTTCAATTGAATATCCGTAGGGGGCTGAAGATACTCGAAATTTGCCACTAGCGAAACGTTGCCTAATTGCCCAGCGTAAATTTCCTGCAGTGGAATGAGATTCATCCTGAGCGATACTGCTGAGAATCGATAGAAATAATTCGCTAGCCATTGCTCCAGTATTAATGTGTTCCTTTTCAAAGATAATTGGAATGTTCAACTGCTGCAGTTCTCGAACTATTTGTAAACAGTCGGTAGTATTCCGTGATAAGCGGCTGACTGACTTTGTAACCACGAGGTCAATTCGGTGATTATGACAGTCTGCCAGTAGTTCTTTTAAAGCATCACGCTTCGTTAGTTGGGTGCCTGAGATTCCTTCATCGTAATAGACCTTAGCTAATTGCCAGTCTGAATGATTACTGATGTATTCTTGGTAATGAATACGTTGATTTTCAAGACTTTCCAACTGTTCAATGTTGTCCGTTGAAACCCGACAGTAGGCTGCCACCCGGAGTTGTTTAACATCACGTTGGTAGCTTTGAATTTTAGTAATGGTCGACATGGTAACCCTCCTTTCGTCAGTGTGGTATGTTAGCTCTAGAACTTTGATGTATCAACGCTTCCGGGCCCCAATAATGACGGAAATGTTTGTTTATTTAAGGTATCAATGTCTTCAAATTCAGTGGTCGAGATTAACCCCTTGTTGAGCAGACTTTGAATAATCTGTTTGGATTGTTGATAGTGTAAATCGTTCAATAATTGCTCGGAACTAATATTCTTATTTGTTGTTATTAGTGGTTGATGGGTTACTGGTTGTACTTTCTTTACCATATTTAATTACCTCCACTGATAAGCCAGAACAAGCAGAAAAGTAAACCATGGTAAAAGAAAAAAGCCTGCAGACCGGAGTCCACAGGCAAAAGTTACAATAATTGATTAACTCGTTTTTGAATTTGGGTGGGGTCATAGCCGGCTTGCTTCAAGCGGTTGATTCGTTCATTACCATTTCCCCAGGATCCTCGGATAACTTCGCGTGCAATTTGGTCAACTGACTTACGGTTCAAGAGACGGTTAACCTTTTCTTGGACCACCGCATAGTCATAACCAGCAGCGGTTAAGAGCTGTTGACGATCGGTACCATTACCCCATTGACCATTTAAGACTTCAATAGCTAGCTCATCAGGGTTCTTCCTGGTAACTGGCTGCTTTTTGTTAATGACAGCTGCGTAGTCAATGTAGGCATAATCTAGATCACAGTTGCCATTGACACCTGGAACAGAACCAGTAGAGGAATGTTGCCAGATTCCGTAATTACCATTGTAGTTACAACACGGACCATATTCAGCCACCCAGACGGCATAGCGTTGAGCGACGGAAGGTGAAATGTAATTTTGCAGTGGTGATCGCGAAATATACAGTCCGGCATAGCAACCGTTTTGTTCCAAAACACTACAAAAGCTTTTCACTAAGCTATCACAGAAGTTACGACCATTGGCAAACTGCCACTTTTCTTCTAAGTCAAAGTAGATTGGAAAATCAAAATGACGATTACCAAGGACGGTTAAACAGGCCCGGGCTTCATTGGCTGCATCAGCGGGAGAAACGGCATAGGAATACCAGTAGGCACCCACTTGTAAACCAGCTGCTTTGGCTTGGGTATAATGTTCTGCAAAGTAAAGGTCTTCTTGGCTTGCTGACCGACCATAACCAGCTCGGATTAGAACGAATTTAACACCACTTGCTTTGACTGCATTGAAATCCACATGGCCTTGCCATTCAGAAACATCAATTCCAGAAATCATTGATGATCACCATCCTTATCATGTAATTGTTGGAGGACACTCTTTAACTTATCGGGCACAGGTAGACCTAAGCGACTGGTATTTTCTAGTAATGAAATGCCCTCATTAGAGATATAGAAGAAAATTGTAGCAGTACGGATCGCTGAACCATTCTTTAATAGGTAAATATCAAGGCAATGTGCAATACCGACCAATAATAGAATTAGCACTTTGCGCGTAAGCCCACGAAAGCCAATTTCACTGGAGAGTTTATGTTCGTTAATGGCACAAAGTACTCCGGTGATATAGTCCACTACCATGAAAATGAGTAGAACATATAGAAAACCATCCAGTCCGCCTAAGAACCAGCCGAGGAAAGCCCCAATTGCACCAAAGCATGAATTAATTACTGTTAAACTAGTTGTCTTCATTCGGATCATCAACTCCTCTCGAATATTCAGCCTTAATTTCCAGATACTCATGGTTGTACTTAACGTCATCAATAAAGCCAATATTGTAGCCACGACCTTCAAACCAAATGTTGGTTTCTTCGTCAACATCATCACGGTATCGGATGATGAATGACAGTTGTTTTTCCAATTTCACCGTGACCGCTGTGTAGTATTCCTGACCGTGTAGGGCAGAAACTTTTGCCCACACATCGCCTAAGCGAACATCCTTGTACATCGACATTCCGGTATTAGGATTTTCGCCGACATATTTCTTTTTCATCAGCGTAATGCGGCGATCTAGTTCACCAATATCAGCAATCTTACTGACCCGTTTATTTTGCTGTTGCATTAAAATTCCTCCTTCCGGTAAGGGGACAAGATAGCCCGAAGAAACTTGATCATGGCATCAAAATCAGCCGTTTCCCGATATTCGTAAAGGTAAGCTACGGTATAGAGAATCGCGGTATGAATATCATCAGGGAGAGAATCAAATGCTGATAGAGGCTGACGAAGGACATTTTCGACGGTAGCAGTCGCCGATCCAATCAACTTTGTGATGAGGTCATCTTCAACAGTGTTATCAACTCTTAGGTAGGCTTTTGCTTCGGCCAAAGTAATAGCAGCCACATTTCATCAGTCCTTTCTACTTAGCAGCCATGGCAAGAGTTTTAATGGCTTCTGGGAGGATGACTTTGCCATCTACTCGTTGCGAGCCCAAGAAACCGACTTGACCAGTTACAGCATAAAGTTCATTAAGTCGTTTAAAGGTTCGACCTTGACGATCAGCAATCCAATAGTAATTGAAATCACCAAAGAGCACTGGTTTATTAGATGCGGCCATGGATGGCATGAACGGACTAGTATAAACTGGGCAATTGAGGATTCGATCTGGTTGGCCAGCTTGAACAGAAGGCTGCCAGATATATTGACCATTGTTATCCTTCATTTTGCGAATGGTTTTCACGGTATCATCATTCATTAAGAAAACAGCATTTTGACGGTATGGTGCTCTTAAGGAATAGAAAAGTTCGATCAAATCATCAAAAGTCAATGTATCGGCCTTAGCAGCTGTGGATCCCGCAGACGCACCATTAGTGTCGGTTAAGATACCAGTTGGTTGGCCAGTGCCGGTACCCGTTAGGAAGGCTTGTTCTTCAGCATTACCAAGTCGACGACCAAATTCATCAGATAAATAGGACATCAAGTCGAAGGCGGAGTCATTCAGTAGTTCTTCCGATACCTTGATCAGAGTCCCCAATTTGTGAGCACTGAGGGATACTTGACTAAATTGAGTATTAGATTCTGTGTAGGCTGCTTCTTCCTCGAGCCAAGCAGCTGTTCCTTCGCTCGCGACAACCGGAATCTTATGTTCACCGCTATTGGTTTGAATGACATGGCTGATGGTTCGCAGGACGTTGGCTTCTTGAAGCTTTTGAATCAGTTGATTTTCAAACTCATTTGGCACTAGGAAGCCACCATCTGGATCCGTACCTTCTTTTAGTGCATCAACGACCGCATGACCACGCATCATTTGCCAAAAGTTCTGCGCATAAGCATCCTGACCCTTTGGTAATTCTCCAGCAGTCGGGGTATTAGTAAGGGCTTTAGTTGTGGGCTGATTGAGTTCTGCTTCAATTTGGGCTTGCTTATGGAGCCGATCGATTTCCTTACCCAAGTTGACGACGTCTTGTTCCATCTTTTCGTAGGTAGCGTTGTCCTCAGCAGAAAGTACATCAACTTCTTTTTGTTTAGTGTCCAGGAAATACTTTGCTTGCTTCCAAATACGGGCACGCTTTTCTTGTAATTCAGTAATCTTGTTCATTGGTAAGTTCCTCCTAAATTAGTGTGATAACAAAGAAAGCCGCTTTTGCAGCGACTTTACAGAAATAGTAGATTTTGCTTTAGGCTTGAGTTTATTCAATAACACCAGGTCAGATTGCTTATCGGAATACGAGTAACAATCTGTGACATTCTTATTGTCACCCAGCATGGCATCAGCAAAGCCTAATTCGATAGCTTTATTGACGTTCATCCAAGTTTCGTTATCCATCATTGTTGAAATCTTTTCACGGGGCAGGTTGGTTTTCAGCTCATAGGCATTGATGATCGACTCCTTGGTTTCAGCTAGCATTTGCGCAGCGTGGTCGAGATCTCTTTCTTGACCGCCGACAATAGTCAGTGGATTGTGGATCATTAGCATAGCCGCAGGAGCCATTGAAACAGTAGTTCCAGCCATCGCAATTACCGAAGCAGCAGATGCCGCAATACCTGAGATTTTGACATTGACTTCATTCGGGTAATTCATCAGCATGGTATAAATTTGACTGGCAGCGGTACAATCACCACCAGGGGAGTTCAGCCAGAGATCGATTGGATCCTGACTTTCATTAAGTTCGTCTTGGAATACCTGTGGTGAAACATCGTCATGCACCCAGCTATCAGGAGCAATTACCCCAGAGATAGCTAGTTGCCGCTGATCACCATTTTGTTTCCAGTTCCAGAAACGTTTCATTCTTTTGGTTCCTCACTTTCTTTGGTTGTTTGCGTGTTATAGAAATTACCGGCTTGGTTAAGTGGCAGCATATTGCCATTTACCAAGTATTCGTCACCGCCTTCATTAGTAGGGATGCGGTTTAGATCTTCAAGTTCCCGAATATCGTTTGCGGACAACCAGCCATTTTGGCGCCCAATGGCATAGCCGTTCATGCGACTTTCGTAGTCACCGCGCAGAAGGCCATCAACGTTGAACTTAACGAAATATTTTCGTTGATCATCAGCGGACAGTAGCTGTTGATTCATAGCTTGTTCCCAGCGAATACACCAAGGGTTCAGGGTGTACTTTACAAATTCTAGTGATTGTTGCTCGATATTTGAGAAAGTCGAACGATCTAGGTCACCAACCATATGCGGTGGTACACGAAAAATTCTGGCAATTTCGTCGAGTTGGAATTTTCGAGTATCAAGAAATTGCGCTTGGTCGGGTGGAATGGAAAGCTGGTGAAAAGTCATTCCTTCTTCCAAGACAGCAATGCTGTGATTATTAGATCCCGAAAATTGTGACTGCCAACTTTTCCGAAGCCGTTCAGGGTCTTTAACTACATTAGGGTGCTCGAGAACACCACCAGGCGTGGCATCATTTTTGAAGAAAGTGGCTCCATATTGTTCGGCAGCCATGGATAATCCAATCGCATTCTTAGCCATAGCAATAGGGCTGTAGCCGATCAAGCCATCAAATCCTAACCCTGCGATATGAAGGACTTCATCGGACAAGAGAATTACTTGCTTCGATTTATTTTTTGCCTGGTAATCATCGTAGTTGCGAGTATAGGTGTAGTAGATTTCACCGTTGGCAGCACGGTTAACGTCCATTCGATCAGGCATCAAAGGATAGAGCCCAGTGATCTCGCCTTGACCGTTTCGAATGATTTGTGCATAGGCGTTACCCCACAGCAATAAATGGTTCATCATGGTTTCACGAAAGATAAAACTGGTCATTTCTGGATTTGGCGCATCATGAAGCAAAAAATAAAGCGGGTGGTTAATTGCTCGCTGTTTACCACCATCGTTGGTGTATTGATAAATGCGGAGTGGCAGTTCAGCTAATCCTTCAGCCAAGACTCGCACACAAGCATAAACTACTGTATTCTGCATTGCGGTGCGTTCGGTCACATTTTGGCCAGCCATCGAACTGCCGAAGAAAAATGACATGGTGCTGGATAGGGTATTTTGGGGTGAAGCTTTATTAGTATGGAACAATTTATTAAATAGACTCATGGCATCAACTCCTTTCAGTTTTTCGTAATTACAACATTAATAGACCTCGACCATCATAAACAGAGTCACCATTATCCTCATTTCGGATAGCACGATCCAGTCCCATAATGGTGGCCACTACACCATCAATTTTTTCAGTTGACTTAGCTTTGTCAGGTTTAATATTCCCAGCTGGGTCAGTGCGGATATAGATATTATCCATCATCCAACGCAAGACCGGATGACCGCCATGAGCGATCTTCTTTTCCAGAGTTAATCGCATTAGTTCTTTAGTTGGAGGCGTCATGTCCTTAAATCCCTGGCCAAATGGGACCACGGTGAATCCCATACCTTCAAGATTTTGAACCATTTCGACAGCTCCCCACCGATCGAAGGCAATTTCACGAATGTGATATTTCTTTCCCAGATCATCAATAAAGTGTTCAATGAAGCCATAGTGGACGACATTACCTTCCGTGGTTTGTAGATATCCCTGCTGCTTCCAAATATCGTAGGGGACATGATCACGGCGAACCCGCAAATCAACGTTATCCTCGGGAATCCAGAAGTAAGGTAGCAGGGTGTAACCTTCTGAATCATCTCTAGGAGGAAACACCAGTACAAAAGCCGTAATATCAGTAGTTGATGACAGGTCAAGACCACCATAGCAATCGCGGCCACGTAATTCATCGGGATCAACAGGAAAGGCACAAGCATCCCATTTGTCCATCGGCATCCATCGAACATCTTGCTTCACCCACTGATTTAACCGTAGTTGTCGGAAGGTGTTCTCTTCAGCCGGATTCTCCTTAGCTGAATTATAAGCATCCTTAACCTTCTCCATCTTGACGGTAATACCCAGGGAGGGATTAGCTTTCTTCCAAACTTCAGGACTCGACCAATCTTCATCACGCCCGGCACCGTAAATAACCGGATAAAAACGGGGGTCATGTTTACGGCCCTTCATGATGTCGATTGCTTTTTGATGAACCTGGTAACAGATAGAGTGTTCATCATTACCGGCAGTCGTGATTAAAAAGTAGAGCGGCTGCGTTCGAGCATCGCCGGAACCCTTAGTCATGACGTCGTAGAGTTTACGATTGGGTTGAGTGTGTAATTCATCAAAAATTACTCCTGACACGTTGAAACCGTGCTTGGAATAAGCATCAGCAGATAGGACTTGATAAAAACTATTAGTTGGCTCGTAGATCAGCCGTTTTTGGGAAGCGAGGATCTTACAACGCTTTTTTAAGGCTGGGTTCATCCGCACCATATCAGCGGCGACGTCAAAAACAATGGCGGCCTGCTGGCGATCAGCAGCACAACCATAAACTTCTGCACGTTCTTCACCATCAGCGCAGCAAAGCAGTAGAGCAACAGCCGCCGCCAGTTCTGATTTGCCTTGCTTTTTTGGAATTTCGACGTAAGCAGTATTGAATTGACGATACCCATCAGGTTTTAAGATGCCAAAAATGTCGCGAATAATTTTTTCCTGCCAGTCAATGAGGTCAAAAGGCTTACCCGCCCAGGTTCCCTTGGTATGGCATAGGCATTCGATAAATGAAACTGCAAAATCAGCTGCGTCTTTGTTATAAGTAGAGTCCTTGGCCATGAACCTAGTTGGCTTGTAATCTTTTAGTTTTCGCAAGAGGGCATCACATCCTTTCAATTGTACTAAAAAAGCACTGAGTGTTAACTCAATGCTTGATTGATGATTAATTAAACTTGCCAGTTAATATCAAATTTACGTATCCGGCGCGGTCAGTATTCAAGTAATCGATTAAGTCATGGCAGTTATAGTAGTATGCCAGTCTTTTGACATTTTCCACATCAAACATATTGGCTTCACCAGTGTTGCGGATTTTTAAGACCTGCTGGCGGATTCGGTTACGTTTAGCTAATTCGTCCTTAATTCGATTCATGATTAGTCCCCCTGGTTCTTAAAAGCAGCTGATCCAGTTAAGTTGCGTAACAATACTTTCCGTTGGTCTTTAAACTTGGGACCGATAAATCCTAGGCGTAGCAGGAAACAGCGGAAAGCATATTTTTCATTACTCTCTTCGTGTGGTTCTGACATGATTCGCTGGTGGCTGATGGCATATTGGACCAGCTTGTCGACAAATTGTTGATAAGCCAAAGCATCGTCAAGTTTCACTTCTTTAAACCAATCGAAGGATACCTGTTTTTCATCGACGTTTAAGGGGAGGACTTCCAGCTGGCAAGCATCCTTAATTAACTGCCCCTTAGCCCAGGTTAGGTGGCGCAGGTTATCAAGAGCCTGATCTGTAAACTTATCTCGCTGGTAGGCTAGGTTCAACTTGATTATTTCAGTAGGGTGGAAGCCTTGCTGTTCAAGATAATCGAGTAAATTGGCCGGGATCTCATCCGGGGATGTTAGGACTCCATCTTTGTTAACAGTGTACTTGCCAATCTGATAAGCGTAGGTAGGTGTGTATTGATATTCGGCCTTTCGATGAGTATAGTCAGCCAGCTTCGTCACCAATTCTTTTCGTTGCTGGCCGTGTACATTAAATTTAATTTCCATCTTCTGTACCTCCTTGTTTGATCACTGTATACATCACTCTAAAGGGTACAGATAGCAAGGAACTTCGACGATTTAAGCCGGCTTCTTTACTTTGCTGTAAAGAATAGTTTTACCATTTCTTTCCACACTAACGTTTTTGCTTGAACCAACCTGTTCAATATAACGTTGCACAATCACATCGCAATATTTAGGATCGAGTTCCATCATGTAACAAATCCGATTAGTTTGCTCGCATGCAATCAGAGTTGAACCGGAACCACCGAATGGATCGAGAACGGTACAGTTGGACATGGTGGAATTCATGATTGGATAGGCTAGTAGTGGGATTGGTTTCATCGTTGGGTGTTCCTTACTCTGCTTTGGGCGATCAAATTCCCAGATGGTGGATTCCTTTCGCCCGGTGTACCATTCGTGTTTGCCATCTTTCTTCCATCCATAGAGTACGGGTTCATGTTGCCACTGATAGGGAGAGCGACCAAGTACTAATGATTGCTTCTTCCAGATACAGCAACCGGATAAATAAAAACCAGCATCTTGGAAAGCACGGCGGAAGTTAAGGCCTTCCGTATCGGCGTGAAATACATAGATGCTGGCATCGTTAGCTATTGCTTGATTCATATTTTGAAAAGCAGCAAGCAGAAACTGGTAGAACTTGTCATCGGCTTGATGATCATTCTTGATCTTGCCAGCTTTGCTAGAGTAATCGACATTGTATGGAGGATCGGTTAATACTAGGTTGACCTTATGATCACCCAGTAATTTCTGGTAGCTTTCTGTTTTAGTAGCGTCACCACATAATAAAGTGTGTTTACCTAAGTGCCATAAGTCACCAGGCTTTGAAAAGGTCGGTTTATCCAATTCGCTATCAACGTCAAAATCATCATCATGCGTATCGTCAGCGGTGCTAAGAAGGTCTGAGATCTCATTCTCGTCAAAGCCAGTTAAGGAAACATCCAAGTCGCTGGCTTGTAAGTCAGTCATTAGCAAGGCCAACTTGTCTTTATCCCAATCACCGCTGATTTTATTGAGGGCAACGTTGAGAGCTTTTTCTTTGTCTTCATTTAAATTAACGACAACACACTCGGCTTCTTTGATCCCTTCATCCTGGAGAATCTTTAACCGCTGGTGTCCGCCAACCACGCGACCAGTTTGCTGGTTCCAGATGATTGGATCAACGTAGCCGAATTCTTTCATTGAGTGTTTTAGCTTTTCGTAGTCAGGATCACCTGGCTTTAAGTCTTTTCGTGGATTGTAATCCGCGGGGATGAGGTCCGTTATTTTCTTCTTAACAAATTTCATTAGTTCATTCCTTTCCGACTTCTTAAGAGTCGTTCCATGACATCATCTTGTGGTGTTGATCCTTGATAAGTCGTGGCATTGTTTTCTTTAACCACTTGAAAAATCTGAAACCATAATTGGCTCGATTGCTTCATGTAGTCACGACTCATGGAAACATATGGTGAAGCAATTGCATTACCAGTGGTAGGGTGGCGAGCGAGAAAACCAAACTTAGAGATACATTCTTCGCACTGGATCCACCGGCTAACGCTAACGGCATATTGTTCAATCAGCTGAGTGTTAACTAGCTTTTCACAACCACGTTCGACCAACCATTCCCAGGTTTCTTTAAAAATATCAGCGGCGTCAAATTCTAAACCATTCTTCTGTTTGGCCTTGAGGTATTTCTTGACTGGCGGCATCACGTGTCCTTCCAGATTAGCTGGTTCAGGCAAATCGATAACAGTTGCTTTTTGACCAGCTTCGAGCTTATCGTGCAGTGATTTAGATTTTCGCCCAGCGCCGACCCGGAATCCGCCACGATTCGTACCATCTTTAGCCAAATCTCTCCCTCCTTCCGGCAGGGGTTAATACCCCGTTTGATTTCGATTTTTTGTACACGAAGGCCCAGGCCCGCTCCCGCGCGAAAAATTTTTTAGGATTTGATGGCCCCCTCCGTGGTTTAGTAATGATATCGACGTGGCTTTTTATGCCAGCGATCATCCATCTGGGCGGTGATGCGGGAGTGGCATGGCTTACATAATGCCATCAGGTTCTTGAACTCGTTGGTGCCGCCGTGTTCCAGAGGCAGAACGTGATGGACCTCGGTGGCTTGGGTATACCTTCCTTGGCTCAGGCACATCTCACAGAAGGGATGGTGGAGCAAGTAGCGTTGACGGATCTTTGGCCAGCCGTGATGATAGCGCGGACGACTACGCTTTGGTCGTTGATAACGATTGTAGTGAGAACTGACTTGCTTAGCATGGACGTCACAATAAGTATTGTGAGTTAGCCGTGGGCAGCCAGGGTAACGACACGGCTTCTTGGGTGAATAAGGCATGACACTCCTCCTTTCTAATAGCATAAGAAAAGCCCAGCAGTGTAATCTGCCAGGCCCCAATGTTATAAAGCAAATGCCTTTGTCCTAATTTTCTACACTACCATCGTAACATGGATAAGCACTGTGTTTGTTCTGCGTTTTACCTTTCTAATGATGGGATCCATAAAGTAAAAGGGTAAGGTGGTCGAGTGCTTTGTTCTTTCGATTGTAAGCAGTGGTTTTTGCAATGAAGTACTTGTCCATCACGATGGTTAGTCCCTCGTTCATTGACTGGTTTGGAGTGCGATAGCAGACATCTAAAACAAAGCGCTCGTCTTCAGATAACTCTTGCCAGGCTGGCTCGAACCACTTGAAGTAAAGTTGGGCTTGTTGGTAGCGTTCATTCAGCTTGGTTGTCTGGTCGATGCCATGCAGCAGGCGATGCTCAGTTGGGTTATCTTTTTTACTGCTGCTAGGTACGAAACCGTAGCGTGGCGAACTGACACCAATCATTTGTTCCTTGGCTAGCTTCAGGTCGTCTTGGTAAGAGTCAATGATGAACTTCATACCATCGTAATCTTTCAAGGCTGCGACGGTCGCTCGTCGTTTGTCTAAGTAGTTCCACATGATACTCATGCCATAACACTTCCTTTCAGGTTGGCTTTCACTGCGTTAATCAAAGCTAACTGGGTTTTGTCTTTACGTTTTAAAGCCGCCAGAATGTTTTCGTCAATAGTGCCTTCGGTGATAATGTGGTGAATGACTACTGTCTGACGCTGTCCTTGCCGCCAGAGCCGAGCGTTAGTTTGCTGGTAGAGTTCCAGACTCCAAGTTAATCCATACCAAATCAAGGTGGCACCACCAGCCTGCAGGTTGAGACCATGTCCGGCAGAAGCAGGATGAATCAATGCCAATGGAATATTACCAGCGTTCCAGTCCTGAATGTCTTTAACAGTTTTAATCTCGCGAGCAGTGAATCGTTGCTTGATCTGGGAGAGATCGTGTTTGAACCAGTAAGCAACGAGTACTGGTTTGCCATTCGCAGCTTCAATCAAATCCTCGAGTGCATCGAGTTTTCGCTGGTGAATTTGAACAATCTGCTGCTGGTCGTCGTAGACACAACCATTTGCCATCTGGCAAAGTTTATTCGATAGACTGGCTGCGTTGAGGGCATCGATTTGTTTGCCCTGGGTTGAAACTACTAGCTGGGCGTTAAGCTCATCATAGATAGCCTGCTCACTATCACTCATTTTTACCGGAACGGTGTTCATAGTTAATGGTGGCAGCTTCAAGTAGTCCTTAGACTTCATAGAAATGGTGATGTCATCAATGGCACGGTAGATACTTTGCTCAGCGCCAGGCTTGGGTTTGTAGGTAAACACTTGATACATGTTTCGCTTGTCGGGGTCAAAGTAGTTCATCCGGTAAGATGAGATAAAGCGGCCAAGTCGTTGGCCCATGTCCAGCACGCGGAATTCGGCCCACAGATCCATCAATCCATTGGAGGATGGCGTACCAGTCAAACCAACCACGCGCTTGATTAATGGCCGTACTCGTTTGAGGGCTTTGAAGCGTTGGGAGCGATAAGATTTAAAACTTGATAGCTCATCAATTACCAGCATATCGTAATTAAAGGGTGCGCCGGAGGACTCGATTAGCCACTTTAAGTTTTCCCGATTAATAATGTAAATGTCAACGTTTTGTTGCAGAGCTTTAATGCGTTGTATTTTGGGACCTGTAACGACCGAATAGGTGAGGTCCTTTAAGTGATCCCACTTATTTATTTCTTCAGGCCAGGTTTGTTTAGCAACTCTTAGTGGGGCTACAACTAAGACCCGGTGAACCTTTTCTTCCTGGATGAGCTGCTTGATAGCCGTCAGAGTAATAACGCTTTTACCTAGGCCCATGTCGAGCAGAATGGCAGCAACTGGGTGATCCAGGATAAACTGAGTGGCGTATTGTTGATATTCATGCGGTTTGTATTGCATCAAGCATTCCTCCAATCTGATCAAGCTGATCGCAAACAAAGACTTGGAAACCAAGTTGTTTTAACTGGTTGAGTCTTTGCACTTGCAACGGGCGGGGATGTTTACCAGGAGCCTTCATCTCCACAAAGCCCATGTGACCATCAGGCAGGAGGACCAATCGATCAGGTACTCCGGCCATAGATGGCGAGATGAACTTTAGGCAAAGACCTCCGCGTTGGTGAGTAGCTTTGACAAAAGCAGTTTCGATTTGTTTTTCTAACATTTGTAAAATCCTTTCTAAACGTTGATTTATCAGTGATTCGTCAGGATTAATGACGGTCGTGTCAGTTGATTTACTACTCTTCTCTATACCTCTTTTTTTCTATTTTTATCCCTATATACAAGTAAGGTAAAAGAGTGTCATGACTGTCATTAGGATTGGTAAATACTGATGTATCAAGCTTTTAGAGTTTTAAAGTGTGACAGTCGATGACAGTCAACTGAGAAATTCATCATCATCAACTTTTAATCGCAATCCCTTGATGAAACGACCGTTTTGTTTGTGTTGACGTTGAAAGCCAGCATTTTTGAGGGCCGTGTAAAAGTCAGTTGTGCTGCGGATATATTCACCGATGCCTTGGCAATATTCGCGATACTTTTGATAAAGATCGCCTGACTTTTGTTCATAACTGGGGTTAAGTTCACAATTCTCATTAAGAAAATGTCCTAGCCAATCGTTATCAGCGTGGTAGGCTCGTACCGCTTTGGTTACGGCAGCTGGAGTGGTTAACTGGTAATTTTGCTGAATGGTTCGCTGTGCGCCTTCAATGATCCACTGCAAGACTGCCGGCCCAGCTTTTTCGGTTAGGTACTGGGCGTAATTCTTAATATCATTGCGTTTAGCGATCGTAGCTTTAAAGGGGATCACAATTAACCGTCGCCAGATTCCTTCATCATTACCACCTACGTGGGGCAGGTAATTGGTGTATAGCACGATGGTGTGGCTGGGCGTAAAGGAGAAAGGTTTCATGTATTTCTTTTCGGCATAGATTTCATCGGTTGAACAGAGTTGCTTGACGATGGAAGTGTTCAGTCGCTTACCTTCTTCTAGTTCAGCGGAGATGATTAGCCGCTTGCCCTTTACTTCGGCCATCTCTGGTTTGACGTTTCGCCGGACACCAGTGGTCAAGGCATCAGCTGAGAGGTGACCGGTATAAGTGCCGAGTACATTAGCAATGGTGTTCCAGAAGGTTGACTTACCATTCCTCCCGCTGCCGTAAGCAATAATCAGAGCTTCCAGGTACACCTGACCGATCGCCACCAGTCCCACAATTTCTTGGACGTAATTAATCAACGCTTGGTCACCACAAAAGAATGTAGTGAGTGCTTCTTGCCAGAGTGAAGCTCCTTGATTACCAGGAACACAGGATGTGGATTTAGTGATTAATTCATCAGCTTGAATTTCCTGTTGACCGTGCATCCCTTTCTTTAAATTGAAAGCTCCGTTGGGCGTGTTCAACAAAAACGGATCAGCATCAAAATCATTAATCTCTTTGACGAGCTTTGGTCGAGAATTAGTTAAGATCCCGTTAATACCACGGGTGCTGCGTTCCTTGAGAATGAAGGCTTCGTAAGCTTTAGCATTTTCGTAATTCTTGAACGCTGCCTGTTGTTCATCGTTAAAAGTCCGACTAGCTTTAGTTTTACCCATTGCTTGCAAAGCGGATGTCACACCATTTTGCTGAATCTTCTTATAACTATTAGTGACACGAAGCTGAGCATCAGTTAATTGTTTATCGGTAAAACGTTGGACTTCGCCGAGAGCTAAAGGTTCCGATTCTTGCCAGACCTTACCGTCGAACCACATAAAACCTGATTGATTGGTGTAGCAGACCCGCTCTTTACAGTTGTTTACAAAGACATAAGATTCCCCAGTGTCCGAGTAGTCAGCTGGCTGTAAGTCATCATTGGGCTGATTGTATTTTTCGGGCGGAATATAATCTTTTTGATTAGCCATGCGTTGACCAAATTTGGTGGCACTATGCCAGATGTTTTTTAATTCCTGCTTGCTTAGTGGTGGATCACATTTAGCAGCTTCTTCCTGAAATGCCTGACGGGCTTCATCAGTATTGCCAAGACGCATAATGATGCGACCGGCAAAATGGGAAAGGGTTGCATTACGTTGACCTTCAGGGATTGCTCCCACGTTTTGCTGAGCAAAATAACGTTGCGCCATCATAAACTTATCCACGTTTTGTGATTCTTCATGCCAGATGGCTCTAGTACTAGGCACACCAAAGACAAACCGGGCCGCATCAAGCGCATTATCATCAAAATAGGGAAAGTATTCTTGAATTTCGTGTTTTAGTTCAGCATAGGTTTTAGCATCCGTAATCTCAGTAATCGGAAAGTAGACATGAAACTTAGGACGGGGTACTTTATGATGCTTGGCTTTCATGTTGTTGCGTGACAAGGTAATGGCGTAGGAAACATCATCGAAATAGTTAGCAATGTTTGCGGGCTTGATCCAAGTAGTCGGATCATCAGAATGATCATTATCACAATCCATAATTAGGCAGTCGGCTTTAATGAAGTTGGCAATGGTGCGTTGGTTATTTTTAAATTGACCACAGACATGGTCATAGTGGACAGCCTGTTCTAATTCCTGTGCGTTAGTGATAGTTCGTTGATGAGGATAGATAGTGTTGCTAGCCTGACCGGAATTAACTGCCGTCGATAAAGTAAAATGCATCTTTAGTTGGCCTCCATTTCGTTATTAAAGTAGCGGATATTTTTATTTTTACGTTTGGCTAAGCGGATGAAGTAGCGCATATCATGTGTTGGCTTACCAAATGACCAGGCTTCGGCGCATTTAGTTAGTAGCACAATGTTAATAAAGGCGGCTACTTGAAATTCGCGCGAATGGTGCAGGTTAATAAATTGGGGTAGGTAAAGCTGTGGACAAACAGGAATGCCACCATGTTGATAAACAAAACGGCAGTAGGAGCGCACTGTCATGATGCTTTTAGCATTGCTTTTTACTACTTCCGTAAACGGTGCAATGACAAATATCATTGGTCGGTAGTGTGGATTCGGTTTGTCTTGGCGCAGCTTGGTAATTGCTATGGTTGCTTCTGACATAAATTCAGATCCTTTCATTAAAGTAGAGAACTAGAAAAGCCCTCACCAATAAGCCAGATGAGGGCAGAAAGTAAACTATTAAAATTAATCTTTTTTGTAAAAGTCGCTAACAAAACCAGCAGCGTTGAGGATTAAACCATTGGCCCAGTCGGGAACTTTGGTCATGAGCTGAACTATGGTGTCAAGTGACCGATCGGCAGGGGCGTCAATCACAGCTTCATCGTGAATATGCATGACGACCGGATTATCAGCCGCTTCTAATCGCCGCATTGCTTCAGCAAGCAAATCCCGACTAGTTGCCTGGACAATGTTTTCTGCCAGCTTAGCCCCATAGGTTTCAATCCGATCCCATTTTTTCACGGTGTTAATCCCCATGAAAGTAATCAATTCAGAACCAAACCGGTTAATGCCAATTTTAGGTTGGGGGTAGCAAAGATAACGTCCCGATCGTAAGCGGAGAAACATGCAGCCACTACGATAAATAAACTTCATTCCGTGAGTAGTTTGTGAAAGGTGCGTTTTAATACATTCCTTAGCAGCCTTATCGACATCCCACCAAAACTGCACGATGTGGGGACTAGCATTACGCCACATTTGAACCAGTGGCGGCAGTTCATCATCAGTTAGGCCAAGTTTAGTAGCACCCATGGCTTTGAGTGCACCAATGGAGCCGCCATAGCCTAGTGCAAGTTCTGCAATTTTACCCTTTTGACGGAGTTCACCATTGATGCCATGTTTGACGACCGGGACACCAAACATCTGACTCGCGGATGCACAATAGATATCTTCATTCTTGGCAAAGGATTCTTGTCGCCATTTTTCATTAGATAGCCAAGCAATCACCCGTGCTTCAACCGCTGAGAAGTCAGCCACGTAGAAATGATGATTTTTGCTAGGGATAAAAGCAGTGCGAATCAATTGTGATAAGACGTCTGGCACTGAATCATAAAGCATTGCAAGTGCTGGTACGTTGCCTTGCTTAACTAATTCGCGAGCTTCTTCGAGGTCTGGCATTGAATTACGGGGAAGATTTTGTACTTGTACAAGGCGACCAGCCCACCGACCCGTCCGGTTAGCACCATAAAATTGTAAAAGACCATGGACACGACCATCTTGGCACATAGCTTTCTGCATAGCCTGATACTTTTTGACACTTAATTTAGATAACAACTGGCGGAGAGCTAATACTTGATGGACCGTGCCGGTAGTGGTTTGTAATAGCTGTGCCACTGATACTTTGGATAGTGAATCAGTTTTGACACCTTGCTGTCGGAGCCAGTCTTTCAGTTGTAAGGGAGAATTAGGATTTGCCAGACCCGTTACTTTTTTAGCTGTTTGTAGGTACTGGTCATGGAAGACGTTTTGACATTTGATCGCATTGTTAACCAGTTGTTGGTTAATCCGGATACCGCGATCATTAATGTCTTGATCAATCCAGTAGTTTTCCCATTCATTCTGCGAAACAGGAAAGCGTTCGAGCTTCTTTGTGATCTCCATTTCAACCTCGACGTCACGCTGATTGTATTGCTTGAATTGCTGCCACTTATCGGGGGCATGATATGGAAAGTTACGAGTACGATTTTGATTAGCTTTGGTCGGTTTGCAAGGCGTGCAGAAGTAACGAACGAGTTCTTTTCCTGCGGTGATTTTTTGTCGTGGTAGCCCTAAGACGGTACCTACATCACGAAGCGACAAGGGTAGTCCTAAGGTAGCCGACCATACCCGTGAGCAATGCCAACCAGCAGGCTTTAAGCGGTGGCTTACGAAACGTGACAGACAGACCCGTTCAAATTGAGCGTTAAAGGCACTTTTAATAATAGTAGGATCATCTAACGCCTTAATAACCTGAGGAGGAATTGATTCACCCTGAGTGAGGTCTATAACCTTTACTGGACCGAAGTCGATAGCGTAGCCAAAAAGCAGGAGTTCAAAGTCTTTACTGTCTGCATAACGATAGACTCCAGTCTGGTTCAGGTTAGTACTGGAATAAGTTTCGATATCTATTGAAAGTTGCTTCATTAGAAATCCTTTCTACAAAAAATGGGTAGTCATTTTCGACTGCCCATCTTCTGATTTAAGCTAAGAAATCATCATCGCTGTTGTCATCAATGGCGGTAAAGTCATCGCTGGCACTGGCATGACCTCCCAGGGGTTCGCCATCACGGATCTTTTGGATGTTGCCAAGGCCACAGGCAATTCCACGGTTTCCATTAGTATTAAAGGCATAGAAGTTAATCGATACTCGGGCGTAGCAGCCACTGTAGACTTCATTGCGGTCGAGAATTGGCTGAACATGCTTGTCCACAATCTGTGGTGCCGTAATCGAATTAGCGTTGATAAAGTAGCTGTTCTGATAAGCTTCATCATCACGTTCGACATCACCATCGCGGAGTGGCAGTTTCAGGGTAGCCTTGTTTGGCTTCTTACCACCAAACTTACCAATACCTTCCTGGATGGCGGCATCAATGGCCCTCTCAATAGCGGTGATTGTCAGCTTATCAGACTTAGAGATAATCAAACTAACCGAATACTTTTCCTTACCACCATTGATAGACTTAGGTTCCCAGACGTTAGCGTAGGAGAGACGGGTGTTAACACCAGTAACGACCTTAGTTTGTTGTGACATATTATTTTTCCTCCTTAAATTCATCCTTTGGGTTTGATTTACTAATACTCTGACGTTGATCTGAATTTGGCACCAGGGTTGGCTTACCCGCAGGCTTAACTATTTCTTGACTGAACAGTTCGGTGAATTTCTTCTTGCCGAGCTGTTTTTCTAGCTTTGTAATTGGCAGCAGCTTCTTTTGGTAGATATCATGGTAGCCATGATCTTCAGCAATCTTTGCTACTGCTGCTTCATCCTTGTAATGGCGGATGGACCGTCCTTCGACAATCTTGTAGCCGGGCCACTTCTTACCATGGTTAATGGCAAGGTCAGCAGCATAGTCTTTAACTTCGTGAGCCCAGCGATTCAAATCATCGATATGCTCCAGTACTTCGGTAACTTCCGCGTCAGTGAGCAGGTTGGGTGAGTGTAGCTGGAAGCGGGTGAGCTTGTGATGATAGTCAAAACGAGCTCGCAGTACAGCATTGCAAGAAGAGAATTGGCACCAGGGACCATAATGGACGGTACCTTGACCAGCAAAGGCAAGTTCGGCTTTTTCTTTCAGTTCGGTATTGGCCCAGTGCATCAATTTTTTGGCATTAATGGTCCAGGTACTGATATTGGCCATGCGAGGTTGAAAGATTGTAGTTTCAACTTCATCGATGTTGTACAGACTGCCAAACATCTCTAAAGCACCGATAGCGTACAACTTCATTTGTGGATTATTCTTGGCTTCCACCCGGACACCCTTGCCATATTTGAAGTCAATGATGTGAAGTAAGTGGTCTGAAACGATCACGCAGTCGCCGGTACCGAAGCCTTCCGGAACGTACTTGGAGAAGTCTAGTTTCTGTTCCACATTGATGGTGGCGTCAGAAGCATACTCCTTAGCTTGGTGGTATTGTCCCAGGACATAGCTGGCATAATCGTCAGTCAGACTCTCCATCTCATCAGATTGATAATCAGAGGAGGGGCGTTTGAACTTATCACCAAGTAGGCGATGAATCTTATACTCTCCCAAGGCATGAGCAGCCGTTCCTTCAGCGGCAGCACTGGTGGTGGAGTGCGGGAAGTATTGTTCCAATCGTGGGAGTGGCGGGGCACTTAGCCAACGGTTAGCACTGGAAGCTGATAGTAAAGCGTGATGTTTTGGTGAACTCATTGTCCCAAGCCCTCCGCACTGTAGTAAAGGTCCTTGTAATCCTTAGGGTCTACGTCGGATAGCTTTTCAGCACCAAATTTATGAAGTAATGCTTTCACTTGAGCGGTGTAGCCTTTAGCACTCTTCTTTGCTAGCATCTTGCGAACCGTTACTTTATCTTCAACTGGATCGCGCTTTGGTTGTCCATTACATGGGGCTGCATCCTGATTGCTTAATAGCAATTTACGTATGGACTGAATGGTATCCTTGGCTTGATCAAGCTGGTTTTCAGCTTCCTTAAGTTGTAAATCGAGGTCATTCATTGCGCTCATAGGAATCCTCCTTTACTTCGTTAATTTGTAACTGTTGAACATCCTTGCCAGGTGCGATCACCATCAAGTGATGCGTTTTACCGAGCAGTAAACGTAGCAGTCGTTCACGGATCGTGACGTTGCGCATGCTGACAACGCCATCTTGGCGGGGATGCTTAGCTACTAAAATTGAAATTTTATTAGCCATGTCGTTTATCCTTTCTTAATTAAATTTGGTAAGGAATAATTGCCTTACACTTACAGGCCATGGGAAGCGGAAAAGTAAACGATTATTTTTGAAGAATTTTTTTGAGGCGTCGCTTGATGGTTTGTATACGCTTAGTAATTGCCATTTTGCTGACACCTTCGTCTTTGGCAATGTCGATCTGTTTCATACCATCCCAGAACTTCTTCATGAGTAACTTTCGCTGTGCTGGTGTAAGTTGACTGATACTCTGGTGGAGTTGATCCATTTCTTCCTTATTAATTACCTTTTGCAACGGATCAGCATCGTCTTTTACTAGCGCACCATATGGGTCATAGGCTTCGAGTGAAACATGACGACGAGTTTCTCGGTGATTATCGTTGTATTCAATACGGTTAAGTTCGATGATTTCTTTGCCTTTAGCTTCTGTGACCGTGATTTCTTTGATCCCAGTTGGTTGATGTAGCTTAATATGCATACTGCCATCTGTAGCGTCTGAGATCTCCATGTTGAGCTGGTGATGGTCGTCGTAGTATTTCTTCATAAAAAATTCCTCCTCTTGGATCTCCCAAGCGAAGGAATCGAAGGCATACTAAAAGCCACTAGTAAGGCAATAAGAAACAGACCTAAACGATAAAATCGCTCGGGTACTGTAATTTGCCTTACTAGTGGCTTGTTACAGACTGGTATTCAGTTAGGTGCATACTAGTAAAAGTTGTTGATCGAGCAACACATGCTGTTCAGCTAAAAAAGATATACGTTCTTTTTGGTATAATTATTTTGTTAGATTGAATTTCCTTTAGCTGATGTCTAAAGATTATCAGGAGTAGTTCGATATCTCAGCTATTCTAGCTATTCAAAGTTACTCATAGTTATTGTTAGGGGGAGTTAAAATTGGTAAATAATGAATTTAGGGACCTAATTGATTCATTAAGAATAGCTATGAGTGAGGAAGACAATAGTTCTATTGAGACCTCTGTGAGAGTTGTACTAGAAAAATATACTGGCGAATGGAAAAAGCCGTATTCGACTCAGAATTTGAAACGGCTTTATTACCATGGGCTTAATAAGAATGCGGCCAGAAAAATTAAAGATGCGGGTATAGATGAAAACTCGCTAAAAAAATATATCGATGATTTTTCTGATGAAGATAAGGAAATCATCGCAAAAAAAATACAAGCTGCTAACGATAACGATCAATTAATGAAAATTGACCAAGTTTCATATTATTGCGTTAATTGGCTAAGTAGGCTTGTTAAAGAGGCAATAAATGGGCAGCAAAAAAAGCTCACTATTTCTAGTGGACATGATGATAAAAATGATATTAGTTTAACTGTCAGAGAAGAAGACCGTATTTTTGAAAAAACATTTAATCCTATAAAAGAAATTAAGCTTCCTCTACAAAGTAGTAAAATGCGCGCCTTTGCTTTATTACCAGTTAAAGGTATTTACTCTCATAAAAACTTAATTAGCCTTCTACGTAAAAATTTAGCAAGATATGTATTTTCTAGAAAAAATAGAAATGAATGTGATGATTTGGAGGAACTAACTGCTGAGGCAACAACAGAGCTGCGAGAGTTTGTTAGGAAATGTAACCCACAGACATTATTAGGAGAACTACTAGTCTATATTTTTTTAGAACACTGTGAAAAGGCGCCTAAGATTCTCACAAGGGCTGAGTTCTATCAAAAATACGGGACTATTGATAAAAAAAGTGTATTTCTTGGAAAAAATGATGCAGGTTGGCAGTTGATCATCGGTACGCCTAATTTGAGTGCAACATTAGATCAGGCGATACTAGCCACCTTAAAGGATTGTGAAAAATTAAAGAATCAAAGTGATTTTGGTGGTGGACCATATGTAGCCGAGCAACTTCAATATAGCTTTCTAGAAGATAGTTATTATCCAGAACAAATTAAGAAAATTGAAGCAATAATGTTTCCATCGTTAAAACGAAAAAGCTTGGGAGTGCAGGTTGACTCATATGGGATTTTTCTAGGTTATCAGGTTGATGACTTTGGAAATGATGAAGAAAAAGTAAATAAAAGATTAGCTGCAGATGCTGAAAGAGCAACAGAAATAATCAGTAATTTTGTCACTAGTCATGGTATGGACAGACATCCTATTTATGTATACTTATTACCCTTCAAGAATCCAGAATATGAAAGCAATCAGATTATTGATAAGTTGGTGGGACGTTGATAATGGCAAAAAAAATAAAATTAAGGAATGCAATTGCAACAGACTTAAAGAAAAATCAGTACTTGAGGCAATTACACCAGGAACTTTTAAAAAACTATGCATTATATTTGTTTGGCAAAGAAATTCAATTTAGTAACCAGTCAATACAAGATTTATTGGTATTTGCTGACATTATGTCGAAAACTAAAGACGTCAAGTTAGAACAATTATCTTTAGAGATAGTGATTTGTCTTAATAAGATGTATCCGCAGAGTCACTCAATCAAATTTTATAAAAATCAAATTTTCGAAGAGTTGGGTAATTATTCACGACCAGAATCGGATGATGAATATAAAACAATACGATCTGTCGATTCGTTAATTGATAGCGTTCGGCAAGTAAATGAAAAGTCTTTGCGACATTTCCCTACGGGTAATGGATATTTCATTGGAGATCAGCAATGGTTATACAATTCTATTTCAAATCAGTTAAATAGTTTCTCAGCGCCAACCTCAATGGGTAAATCATTCTTGATGAAAATGTTCATCGAAGAAAAGGTAAAATCTGGTGAACATCTTAATTTTGTTTATTTAGTTCCCACCAAAGCACTTATCACTGAGGTTACCAATGACTTATGTGATAAATTGGGCGACTATCTTAATGACAACAATTATCGGATTGTTAATCATTTTGATTCCATTGGGGTAGGAAAACTATTTACTAATCTAATTTACGTATTGACTCCTGAAAGATTTGCTAACTTGCTATTAAATAATTTCTCTGGTGCTATTGACTATTTGTTTATTGATGAAGCACAGAATATCTCCAAGGAGGATAGTCGTAGTACGGTTTATTATCGGATTTTTGATCTACTTAGGCAGCAAGGATATACACCGAAAGTTACTTTTGCAGCACCATTAATTGAAAATCCCGAGATTTACGAGACTTTGACATCTTTAAAAAAGGGAAGTGCTCTAAAGACTAGCCTGTCACCTGTTTGCCAAGTATATTTTTTGCTAGACGTAAATGGAAAATTTGAAGTATATGATTCACTGACATCTGATTTTTTAAGGATTAGTGCCTTGGATTCTTATTCGAACAGTTATTATTTAAAAAATTTACTTCACACTTTACCGGGTCAAAAGCTCGTTTATAGAAATAGTGTAAATAATGCAGTGAATGGTGCTAATTATTGGTATCGAAAGTGTGGTTACCCTATTAACCCAAAGCTCTTAAAACTAAGTGATTACATATCAAACCAAGTTCATCCAGATTATTATCTTAGTACGATAGTTCAAAAAGGAATTGCTTATCATTTTGGTAAAGTTCCTGATGAAGTTCGTAACAAGATAGAAAAGGCATTTTGTGAGGGTAAGATTAATACACTTTTTTGTACGTCTACTTTAATGGAGGGAGTTAACCTATCCGCTGACAGTTTGATTATTGATAATAGAAGAATTGGTATAAAAGTCATGAGGCCATTCCAATTCAAAAATCTGACTGGAAGAGTTGGTAGACTTAGCAGTTCCATGTTAGGTAATGTTTTTATTGTTGCAAGATCAGATATGGACTATAAGAAGTTTAAGGAGCTTGTTAGCTCGAAAGATATGACTGCTGATTTGTCTATTAATAATCTAATAGATACGGATGTTCTAAATGCTGTAAACGCTGACCTTAAAGCAGGGGATTTAACTTTACAAAGGGCCAGAAAACTCACTAAAGGCCAACAAAGATTTGATACGGTTAGAAAATTCTCGCTCATTTATTTGAATAATCTACAAAATAGTAATGAAAGTGTCGTCACACGTCATTTTAATACTGCAATTAGCAGTCAAGACCGTGAGTCAATAAAAAAAACGTTTAAGGAAAAATATGAGGATCATACCGAAGCTGATGTTAATTTTTCTGTTGATCAGTCCATAGAATTAGAAAAGCACGTAAAAGATTCAAATATTAATTATCCCCAGATTCTCGATGAAAGCGGTGAATTAAATGTTTTTGATGCATACGAATTTTTGAGAGAATTGGGCAAAATTTATAATTGGTCAAAGTACGAGCCAGAACTAGCAATTTCTGAAGAAAATAACGTTGTTCTAAATGATTACGCAGAGCTTCTTCTTAGATGGATGAAAGGGGATAACTTACACCAATTATGCGATTTTACGATTCAGCGCCGAAAAAGGGGAAGAGAACCTAACTTTCTAGATTGCTCACAAAATATAAGAGATAATTATGGGAAAAACAATCGGTACGGTATTCATAAAAACAGTTTAAATGAATCTAACTTATCTATCTATGTTCTGCTGAAAGCACTGGACACTATTCAATTTAAATTCGGTAATTATTTTTTGAAGTTAAGTCAAGCACTGCTAAAAGAACAACAAGTTGATAAATTAGAAAATGACTGGTACCAATATTTGGAATACGGTACCACTGATGAAAATGTGATTTGGCTAGAACAACTTGGATATGACCGAAATAGCGCCTTGGAGATAACAAACAGTGAGATAGATATTATATCTACGAATGAATTAGGTAATAAAGTTCTGCTAAAAAATAGGATAGAAGAATTGAAAAATTCTGAGATAAATAATGAAACAGAACACGTAATTAAGAATTATCCAGATTTATTTATAAGTAATGGGGACTAATGAAGTAGATAGAATTTACCAACAACAAATTAAGGAGGAGAAGTATGAAAAAAGCAAATTGAGCGTTGTTAGCTGTAACATTGATACTATAGTAAAATCATTAAAAAATTAGGTGGAAATAATGGATCAATTAGAAAAATTTTTTAAAGAAAATCAAGTTGTGCAAGACAGTGAACGAATATTTGTAAGGGAGTTTATGATTCCATTAATAGGTTTAGATAATGTATTAAAATATTTAAAACCTCAATATCCTTTCATTGATCAAACCGGTAGAGAAAGAAGAATTGATTTTGCAATAAATGATGAGAACTTCTCTGACAAAATTGCATTTGAAATTGATGGAGAAAGCTACCATGCCGAAGGAGCAGTGTCATCGGAATATTTTGATGATAGCTTATTCAGACAGAATGAGCTTGTAATGGCTGGATGGAATGTACTTAGATTTTCATTTACTCAACTACAAGACCCTAAAAAAAGAGAATACGTAAGTGAAACTTTAAAATTAGCATTAAGAAAATTTACGAATTTGGTTTCTTCTAAGGTTCATGGTCCGAATGAATTACAGAAGAAAGCATTAAAAGCTCTAGCATATACTAGAGACTACAAAAAGCAGAATAAGGGTGTTGTTATTATGCCAACTGGGACGGGAAAAACATACCTGTCTGCGATGGATATGAAGAGATATTTGAAATCCAAGGGCAAGTCAGCACGAGGGCTTTTTATTGTTCATAATTTAGAAATTTTAAGGCAATCAAGAGCTGCATATTTTGATATTTTTGGGGATGATGTCAAGCTTGGTATTCTGAATGGAAAACAAAAAGAGAATTTATTTCAATCAAAAGTGCTTTTTGCTTCTAAAGATTCACTTGTTTCTAAGGAGAATATAAAACAATTTAAGCCCACGGAGTTTTCTTATATTGTTGTTGATGAGGTACAGCATGCGGCAGCAAAGACTTATAAAAAAATATTTGAATATTTTAAACCACAATTTATGCTAGGGATGACTGCAACACCTGAAAGACATGATAGAAAAGACATAATGGAATTATTTAATTATCAAAAGATAATAGAATTTTCATTAAACGATGCAATCGAAAATGATTTCCTTGTCCAAGTAGAATATCATGGGCTAACTGATGATGTTGACTATACCAAGATTAGACATAATGGTTTCAAGTATAATATGGAAGATTTGGATAGATATCTTAATATTCAAAGCAGAAACCAAGAGATACTGAATAAATATCAGGAGTTACTTCAAGGAAGTAAAACTATTGCATTTTGTGTAGGTAAAAGTCATGCTGATAAAATGGCAGATTTATTTAACCAAAACGGAATTAAATCAATTGCTATTTATTCTGGTAATGGTAAAGATGATACCGAAAAAAGAATCGAACGATTTAGAAACAATGAGTTTAATGTGGCCTTTGTTGTTGATATGTTTAATGAAGGTGTTGATATTCCTAATGTGCGTGGGTTAATGTTTTTGAGACCTACGGAAAGTAAAACTATTTTTATTCAACAGTTGGGTCGAGGATTAAGGTTATCCCTTGGAAAAGAAAAAACTATAGTTTTAGACTTCATTGGTAATTATTATAAAGTGAATAGAGTGAGGGAATGGCTTTCAAACGGAAAGAAGAAAAAGGTTCGCGGAAGTGATGGTAGACTTAAGGAAGTTTATGATTACGGTAAAGGAATGAAAGTAGAGTTTTCAGATAAAGTAGAGCAGCTGATGGATCAGCAATCTATGGAAACAGCAAATTACTCAAAACAGGAACTTGAAGAAGAATACTATGTAATTAAGGATAAAAGGAACGGTAAAAGAGTAAATAAATTTGATTGGATTAATAACAGCAATATTCCACTATCTGTAATTGTCAAACAATATGGTAGTTGGCATAAATTCATAGAATCTTTGGGAGAACTTACAGAGTCTAGCTACCATTATCCACAGGGAACCTCTTTAGGACATATTCTGTACATCATGCAGCATTTAAGCAACGATGAACGTAAGGATACACTGATTTCTGAAGAATACGTAAGATTAACGGGATCTTTATCTAAAAGCCTTGATGGTAAGGATAAGAAACAGAGGCAGACAAAGTATAAATTACAAGCATTGATGGAATTAGGATTGATTGAAGATGCCAGGAAAACCCATAGTAATGATCTTATTCTTACTAAAATAGGCAAAAAATTTTGCAAAACGTTCAAGCCGTTACTTGATAACATTGATTTAAGCATGAAAACAAAGGGATCTTGGACTTTAAGACAAAGTGAAGATTATTTTAATACTCAAATTTTAAATTACATCGACACAAATAAAGCAGCGTTTGATTTGTGGATTAATTTAATGCTGAATTTTGATGCGTTTGTTCAATATCTGCATGTAATATATTTTGAATACAGGACGATTATTATTAAAAAGAAGAAACTGTATGATGGATTCTTTGAGTCCCCATTTGTTAGAAGATATATAGATAATAATGGCATTAAAGAATCAAAAGGAACAAATGCAGCTCACAGAGTACCGCTTTTAAGCAATATTGCGGCATCCATTGGCTTAATAGATATTCAAAGGTCAACAATTGCAGTAAAAAAGATTTTACTAAATTCAACATTACTACGTATTTCGGATGCAGATAATAATGAATGCATTAATGAAAGACTAAGATTGGCAAAATACCCACAGAAAACATCTACAAGTAATGAGGTTGAAGCAATGAAGGAATTATTTGGACCTGATTTTGGGACGAAGAATTTTAAATTTAATAGTAAGGATATGATTATTATTGGAGAATAAGTTATTTCTAACAATTGATGATTGTCTTATCACCTTGAAAAAAATACCTAATGATTCAATGGACCTAATAATCATTGATCCACCATACAATATTGATATAGCTGACTGGGATAAATTTGAAAATTATATTCAGTGGGCTAGTCTATGGTTAAACGAATGTTATAGGGTTTTAAAGAGTACAGGTAATTTAGTTATTTTTGGTGGATTTCAATATAGAAACAAAGCAACCGGAGACTTAGTTGAACTAATACATTACATCAGACACTACACGAAATTTAAAATAGTAAATAATATAGTTTGGTACTATAAAAATGGTATTTCAGCACAAAGATTCTTTTCTAATAGACATGAGGACCTAATCTGGATTGTTAAAAGTAATAAGTACTATTTCGATCTTGATAGTGTCAGGATACCATATGATGAAAAAACTAAAAAAATCTATAAAAAAGATAAGAGACTAAATCCGCTTAATATAGAGAAAGGTAAAAATCCTACAAATGTATGGTTATTTAATAGGCTGAACGGTAATTCTAAAGAACGTGTTGGTCACCCAACACAAAAACCATTAAATCTATTAGCACGGATAATTAAAAGTATGTCTCCAAATGATGGAATAGTTTTAGATTTCTTTGCTGGTTCTGGATCTTCTGGTGTTTCAGCTATTTTGGAAGGAAGAAATGCTATTTTATCGGATAGTAATAAATCGTCTAAAAATTATTTAAACTCACTCTTAAAATATAGTGGGCTAGATTCAAAAGAATATTTGTGTGCTTCTATCAATGATTTATTAGAAAAAAAGAATAATAATTAAGTTGACTTATAAAAAATAAAATGACATATAGTATATACAATTATTATTGCTGAAGGTGAAAGGAGAGAATAATGTACAATTTTCCAGAAGGTTTTTTAAACAATAAAGTACGACCTAATAATAAAAAAATAGATGAGCGCATTGAGAAACTAGATGATAGGGGGAGACTATCGAATCCGGTTTTTAAGGCTTTTGCCTATCCCAGTAAAATTTTCTATCCAAATATTCAAAAATTCATTCGCTTATATTCTAATGAAGGCGATGTTGTACTTGATAGTTTTGCTGGAAGTGGATCAACTGGAATTGCATCTTTATTAGAGGGTAGAAAATCGGTACTTATCGATGATAGTCCATATGCAAACTTCATTGAAAAAAATATTTTCTCAAAAGTTGACTTAAACAAGGTTGAAGTCGCATACCAAAGATTAGTTAGAGAATTAGAGCCAATCATTAATAGAATATACAAAACTAGGACTTCAGATGGTAAATGGGGTATCCTACAGAGCCTCATAACTTCGAATTTATATAGTTGTCCATCTTGTAATAAGGTCATGGATTTAAATAATAAAGAAACTGGTAAGCGTTCTGAATATGAATGTCCTAATTGTGGAAATGTTATTAATATTGCAACAGCAGAAATAAAAGGGCGGAAGGTAGCAGATAGAGAACCAATTGAAGTCGTTGTTAAATATAAGAATGATGAGGGTAAGGTAAAGAAGGAGACAAGACAAGTAACCGAAGATGATAAAGTAACATGGGATGGAAACATCAGAGCAGTTAAGGAAAACTTTGATGGATTATGGGAACCAGCGACAGAGATAGTATATAATCGTAGTTATCCTAGAGTTGGAGGATGGCCAGGTTTTCCAATTCATTCCAAGGTGGGAGCGCTTTTTTCACAAAAAAATTTATTGGCGTTAAAAATTATTAATCAATATATAGAAAAAATTAATGATAAAGAGGTAAAAACCTTCTTTAAGTATGTATTTACAGAATCGCTATTTAGAAGCTCAAAAAGGCTATTTAAAACATCTGGAATAAAGAACGTTTATCATATACCACCAATTGGCAAAGAACAGAATGTATTTGTTGTATTTAATAGGAAATATAAAACCATTTTAAAGGGGAAAAAGTTTCTTAATGCGAAGATCCAAAATAAAGGATTCAATGATGTAATATGTATAAAGGAAAATAGCCGAAAGCTAAATTTTAAAGATAATATTTTCGATTATGCTTTCATTGATCCACCATATGGAGGAGTCGTTCCATATGCAGAATTAAACCTTTTTTACTCAGCTTGGCTTAATGAAGATGAGGACTTAAAAAATGAAGTTAACATACCCATGGACTACGATAAAAAGCAAGAGTGGGCGGACAAATGGGGTAAAATGATATATGAATCATTTAATGAAGTATTTAGAACTTTGAAGCCTGGATCATATATGACGATAGTATTTCAATCAAAATTTGATACTATTTGGAATGAATTAAAGAAAGTGTTAATTCAAAAAATAGGATTTAAATTTGTTTCATTTACATCGAATAATCGTGGGACTACATTCCATACAAACAGTCTTGATGATACAAATCCTAAGAGTGCATTCATAACTTATCAAAAGCCACTGACAAAAATTAGGGATAAGACGCAAGAGATTAGGACTGATGTTTTTGATTTGGTTCCTAACGATTATCTGAATAGGGATCTATCATTTCGTGAGATACAGGATTATCTTATTGGAATTGCCATGTCAAATGACAGTGTTACTATTCCATCAGATCATGAAATTAAAGAATGGCTTAAAAGTAAAAAATATTATTTAAGGTGATTAAACATGTTGAAGTGCTGGGGAAATTACTATATCATTTAAACTGCACCTTTATGCATATTGTACTTTTAGCTCCAGGAACAAAAAAAGTTTCTGGGGCTTTATTGTATAAATAATAATAAAGAGGCAAATCAATTGAACAAACAAATATTAGTAATAGGTAATGGATTTGATCTATCTTGCGGACTAGACAGTAGGTACTCTGATTTTTTTGAGTATAGATTTATCGAACTTTTCGGCAAGCAAAAGAGCCATGAGCAGATACGATTATGGCTTAATTCACAGCTCGGAAGAGATGCTTGGAGTAACAAAAGAATAGACTATTTCAAAGTTAATCAAAATAAATGGCCTAAGGGAATAACTAGATGGGACTGTATTTTCTTATTTGCAGAAGAGTTTCTGAATAATGCTGAAGTAAAGCAATGGCAGAATATTGAGAATATAATATTTAATGTTGTTTCTTTCGTTCTTTTACCGAATGATGGGAGTAAATCTTTTCAATCAAATTTACATTTCAAAGAGTCATGTGATGGCGAAATCGATAAGCAAAAACAATTTATCCAAATGGTAAATAGTTTTGCAGGAGCTGAAATTGACAGTTTAGAACATAAAGCGAACAATTTGTTACATGATTTAAATGATTTTGAGAAAGTATTCGCAAAATATATAGTTAAAGAGTGTGATAAAGAGAAAAATTATAGGGGAGAAGCTGGTGAATTGTTAAAGGTCTTGGCTAATTGGTATGTCGAAAAAGATAATCAACTTGATGTAATTTCATTTAATTACTCACTTGATGCGCGGTTTGGTCAAATGATGAAAGATGACCAATTTAGGTTAAATTCATGGACTAATATTCACGGCGTAGCAAACTATAACAATAAAAATGCAAAACATTACATTAATAATATCCAAGGAACAAGACTAAAAAAGTTGCCCTCACCGATTTTTGGTATCGATAATCACGATATTTTAGAGGATAGCTTTGATAACGATTTAAGATTACTGTTTACTAAGTCATATCGTCTTGTGAATAGTGAAATTCATTCCCAAATATCTAGTAGTATCTGTTCAGATTGTGATGCCATAATTTTTTATGGACATTCACTTGGCAGGGCTGATTATTCGTATTTTGAAACGTTATTTGATGATTCTAACTTATATCATAGTAAGACTAGATTGATTTTCTATTATTTTGAAGGTGATACACCATTAGAAAATCGTGAACGATACACATCGAATGTTGTAAGTTTACTAACCAATTATGGGCAAACGCTTAGTAGCATCCATGGTGAAAATATCGTTAATAAACTGGTCTTAGAACATAGGCTAGAGGTATTACCGTATCCTAAATTCTAATCGTCTTGAGAGATCTTTTACCTTTTTATTGTGGTAAATATTTTTCCACAAACCAACAAAATTAGGGATCAATTTTGTTATTCTGCAATGTCATCAAATTTCAGAATCTTGATTTTGAGTTAACCACGGTACTGGTTTGAATTAGACATTACAAAATGCATCAGCTAGCGGTTAAACCAGAATGTGTAATTGACAACATCAGCTCGTGGCATGTTGAAGCAGTGACGGTGCTTGAGAAAAAATAATAAATAAAATTTACTAGTAGAAAGTGTACTTTTCCATAAATGATCGGATTAGTACATTTTTTATTTATGCTGGTTGCTTGAGTAGACTGATAGATTAGGCATACAATTAAAGAAAAGTGATAAAAGGAAATTCTGCAAAAAATATCATCATTATACTTTGCGCGGTAAATGAAAGGAATAGTTATGCATCATAAAAAAATTATTGTCTATATCTTTTTGGCGCTCTGTATGTTTTCAGTGTTTTTATTTATTGTGCCTTCGGGAAGCAGGATAGATCCTGGATTAAAAAATTCACAAAAGCTGCTCAAAGATTATATGAAATCAAATCATATCAATGGAGTGATGCTTGTTAGTGGAAAAGATGGCAAGCCAATTGTCATTCAAAATAATGAAACGTCTAGCAAAAATGACATAGTGAATGCGAATCAGCTATTTCCAACTGCTTCTCTTCAAAAGATTATGACAGGAACTGCGATTTATAATTTGCAACAAAAAGGTCAGCTAAATTGGAATACGCCTTTATCTAAATATTATCCACAAGTTTCAGGTAGCAGCGATATAACAATTCATGAACTAATGAATCATACAAGTGGATTGATTAATAATGCTCGTCCGTCTGAGCCGCTTAAAAATCAAGAAGAGCAGATTGCTTATATGCTCAAATACATGCAGAATGATCATTTACACACTTGGGATTATCAAGATGTGGATTATGAATTGTTAGCAGCGATTATTAGTAAAGAAAGTGGCATAAGCTATAACGACTATATTCAAAAAAATTTTGCTAAGCAGTTAAAATTACGTCAAATTAAGGATTATTCTGAAGTTAAGCAAAATGAGGTTCCTCAACCAATGAGCAGCAATGTCGATTGGCATAAGGTAGTTGTGACTACATCATCTGATTTTGGAGCTGGAAACTTGTTTATATCACCTAATGATTATTGGAAGTTTGTGTATAACGAAGTGTTGAAAGATCCTAAGATGATTAACGAGTATGCTCAGCAAGCTAAGCATCAAGCAGTAGCTTACTATGGTGGAGTTTACTTTAAAGGGGATGTTATTCGTGCAGAAGGTAGTATCCCTGGTTATAATTCATGCTTTGTAACTAACTACAAAACTAAGGAAATGATTATGTTGTTTTCTAATAATATTAATTACTTAACATTGAAGAAGGCTTCTGATTATCTGCTTCATCATTATATGGGTGAAGGATTTGGATTGTAGAAATGAAGTTTGGAGTTAAGTTAAGTAGTTCGTCTCTGATAATCTATTTAAAAATTGAAAATTATAGTTTAGTTTTAAATAAGTATGATGATAATTGGGTAACAGTAAACCTAAGAATTCAAGGATCTGGATTAGATGTAAACTATCGATTAAATAGTTTATTGGCAGAGGAGATAGATGAATTATTAGATGAAATTCATAAATTATTTTCAAATGCTGATTACGAAAATGAGTTGGTTTCGTTAGAAGAAGATTTTGAATTTATTTTTTCTAGTTCTGAAAAACAAAAAACTATGCAGGTACGATATTATTTAGATGACAATAGGAATTTCATTGCATTTAATATAGTTGACAATGAGTTAGAGCATTTTTATATTTATTTGCAATTAATAACTGGAGAGAAATCATTGAATGATGTAATTGTTCAGAACTGTATTGAAAAAGGAAATTTCCAAGAATGGACATAAGAGTATAGAATGAGAAAAACTTTAATCAATAAAATTCCAAATAAAGTACCGCAAAATATGCAACATTTAATTGCTGGCGCGGATATTTATGATAGTTCATCATCTCCTGAGGCTCGCGTATATTTTATTGATAAGGACGGCGGTTATTATTTAAAATGCGCCAAAACTGGTACGCTTGAAAAAGAAGCTAAAATGACGCAATACTTTCACTTCAAAAAATTGGGTGCCGAAGTATTGAACTATACTTCAAATGTTCATGATTGGCTGTTAACCAAGGCAGTAGTAGGGCACGATTGTATAGACAGCGAATATTTAAATCATCCGAAGCGCTTATGTGATATGATTGCTACCGAATTAAGAAAATTGCACGAAATAGACTATAGTGATTGTCCAGTGATGGATCGAACGGCTGAGTATTTGGCAAAAGCTGAAAATAATTATCGGACAGGAAATTATGATAAATCGAGTTTTCCGAATAGTTTTGGTTATCGTTCAGCTGAACAAGCTCATGAGGTTTTAACTGCTGATAAAGATGCCTTGCAAAGCCAAGTTTTACTGCATGGAGATTACTGTTTGCCAAATATTATTCTGGATAACTGGAAATTTTCAGGATTTATTGATCTTGATTGCGCGGGTGTCGGTGATCGCCATATTGATTTGTTTTGGGGAACTTGGACACTTTGGTTTAATTTGAAGACTAATCAATATTACGATCGTTTCCTTGACGCTTATGGTAGAGATAAGGTAGATGAAGAATTGTTCAAAGTTGTTGCTGCTGCCGAAGTTTTTGGATAATTGAAGTATGGGCTTAAAAAATGAATCTGAATACTAGTGAGGAGTAAGGTATGAAAAAGTTTGAATATCAAAATAAAGATAAGAG